CGCGCCGCAGCGCCGCCAGCAAAGCCCGGCTTTGCGTAGCCTGCAGCACTACTTTCGGCAGGTCGAACAGCTGCAGATACGTCGTATCGTCGTCGGCGATTCCCATTTCAATGATCAGTTCGCCGGCGTCGCCTTTGCGGACGAAAACGGGACCGACCTTGACGTTGTCGCTGCGGGAAGCCGCACTGCGGAAGCGACGCGCGACAGTATCGGCACTGCGGCCGAGACGCGCGGCGTCATCGACCGTCATGGACCACACGTCCGCGCTGCACTCAAGACGAAAGGGAAACAGTTGCCCATTGAAGTCGCGCCACGCCGACAGACCACCTATTGTCGGTAGCTCGATCTGGAAAATCCGCAGGCTGGCCGTCATCGCGCCAACCTCGACGCGATATGGTTGCGCTTCTCGCCTGGCTTCAGCGGATCGCCGATCGGCGGGTATGTTTCTCGTTCCTCACGTAGTTTCTGCCAGCCTTGATCGCTAATGTGATTGACACCGTATTTGATCGCCGCCGCGCTGGCATAGATCGTAGCATCTAGCATTTCGTTTGATTGCCTGTCGGGTTTTTCCCACTTCCAAACAATCTGCCCCATATTGACAGCAACACGCTGCTCCGACACCAGCTCTTGAAAAAATCGATCCGGCAATCCGGTCGGGAAACTGACGTACCCGGGCGCGGTCGGATCGTCTTTGGCAAGATCCTTGTACAGACTCCACTTCAGCGTGTTGCCGCCGACATTGAAGAAACGACGGCTATATTTTAACACCGTGCCGCGCTTCTCGTCGCGCTCGCGCTGCACCTGCGCGATCCGCGTCGCCGCGTCGCCGGGGACGCCGCGCACCGCAATTACCTTGTGTGGACCGTAGCGCCGGCAATAGTGCAAGACATCGTCGGCCGAATAGCCGGCGTCGATCGCCGCGAGTGAAATACCGAGCTTCCGAGTGAAAGCATTCGGCCAGGTACGTGCGAGCAGGAGATCGAGATTACGCTGTGCGTCCGGTTCGCTGATGTGCTTACCGATCGTACCGCAATCTACAACATAGCGGCGGTAGTGCTCGCCGAAACCGATCACCACCCACTCGAGCCGGTCGAGCTGGCAATCCACACCGAGAAACAACAACAGCGCACCCTTCGGCACCGTGCCTCGTGCGTAGCCGGATTTCACCGCCCGATCGCCCAACTCCTCCCAGGGCCGGCCGTCGCCGCGGGTTTCGTATGCCTTGCCTAGAGCATCGTTCCAAAATGTTTTCTCAGAAGCCGGATCGCCCTTGGCCTTCAGCCATTCGCGGGCGATCTGCGACCAGCTTTGCAAATACGAATACGCCGACCAAATCCAAAAACTTCTATGCTCTCGTGCTGCAGCCGGATTGGCGGCGCGCCACTCGAAGCCGGCCAACATCTGGGGGCGATGATATTCCTCGATCACCGCACCACAGGCGACGCAGGTGAAGTGCGCGCCGTCCGGATTTGCTGGGTCGAGATTGGCGAGGAAATTGTCCCATTCAAGGATTTGCATCGTGCCGCAGTGCGGGCACGGGCAAAATGGATGTTCCTGCGAGCCGTCACGGAAGTTGCGGGTGATGCGGCAGCCCGGCTCGATCAATGGCGTCGAGATCTTGAAGATCTTCGCATCGGCGATCGCGCGGCTACGGGCGTCGGCCATCGCCTCCGGATCACCCATAGCGTTTACGTCAAATTTGCTGACGTCGTCGTTGACCTGCGCTTCGATCGTGACCTGAGACAAGCTGGCCGGACTGTTCGCGCCAGTGATCAGCAATCTCGATAAGCCGTCCTTTCGCTCTTTGTACAAAACCGACGCCATGGAGTCGTTGGCACGCTGTGGGAACTGCTCGCGCACTACGGCAGTCGAGCGCATCATCGGGGCCAGTTTCATCTTTGACCAGCGCACGGCGTTGTCGGTAGTCGGGTGCACGAACAGAAAGCTGCCGCGGGACGCCGTCAACGACGCGAGACAGAAGATCGTCGCCAACGCTGTTTTCCCCACCTGTGCCGACGCCGCCACGGTGACGTAGCGGCAGGGATCGTCCGGCCCGAGGGCGTGCAGGACGTCATTCCAGAACGGAAACAATTCGCGGGAATAAGGGCCAGGAAATTGACCCTCGTCGAACACGATATTCGCTTCAGCCCATGCAAGCAGATCGATGGGAGGACTCGGCTGAAGCGCCGCAGCAAGGACCTCGTGCGCCAGCCGTTCAGGATTGGCGATCAGCATGATCGTCGGCTCCGTCGTCAATCACCAGGGGCATAGAAGCCGCGTTGGTGCCCGTCGCCTTCGCTGCCCGGAGACGGACCGTGCGCCAGGTGGCACGCAGCGTACGCACGGCGTCACGCTGGGTCGCCGGCTTCTCCGCCATGATAGCCGTGGCGAATTCCGGCATTGCGGACTCGAAGATAGTCATGGCCCGTGCCACGGCTCGGCCCGCCGCCTGCCGGGCTTCATCGGCCAGGGTATACCGGCCAGCGCGCGCCGCTGCTTCATCCTCGGCACGTTGGTTCGATAGCGCCAGCTGCCGGAGCCGTTCGGCTTTGATCGATTGCTCGACAGGATCCGGCACGTCGCCACCACCATTGCCGTCAAGACGGGCCCGGCCGGCGGCGCCGAGGTGCTGCACCGGGTCCAGTCGCAGCTTGAGCTGTGCCGTGGCGACGGCGACGTTGATGCGGGCGCGATGGCCAACACCGACGAGAGCGTCCGGCCCAATCTTCCCCGCCGCCAACCAATGTGAGACGCAGCCGGGAGTGACACCGACGATCGCTGCGAACTGTTTCTTGGTCGCGATCTCATCCATGTGATTTTAAATAGTTGCTAAATTTTATACTGCGATATCGGCTCGTCCCTGGCGCGGATCCGATGGCGCGCGCCACGACCGAGCCAAAAATCGCTGGCTAGGACCCGACCGCGCAAGCTGAAACGCGGCCGTCTCGAAGGATTTTTTACAAACTTCGATGGTGTTAAGTCCTGGCCACCCGTGCACCGCCCACACCGCCGACCATCCGCAATGTCCCATGAGGCCATGACGCCGGATGACACCTAGATTTCGCAACTTTCGCCGATGACGGAGATGGACCTGGCGGCGGCGCCTGCGGTGTACGCTGATGGCGGTGCATGGGCTTTGTTGTCGGCCGAAGCCGCCCTTGCGGGTAATGCGGGTATGTGCGGGTATCTTTTCCGCCACTGAGTGGGCGAATGCAGTGCATTCGCGTGTGTGCCGGTTGAAAACATACCCGCAGATACCCGCATTACCCGCAAACCGCAGTGCGGTGCTTGACGCTCCACAGCCGCTGCTTGGTGTGGCTGTCGGTTTCAGCCGCGATCTTGTGGTCGTCAACAACGCGCCCTCTATTGCGCGCGAGCCAGTGGCCGAGCCTGCGGGGATCGATATCCTCGTGGGCCTCCTTATGCGCCGCGACAGCGAGCAGCGCCCTCAGCAAGGTCCAGTCGCAATCCTCCTTACTGCCGGCCTTCTTGACCAGGGCGCCTACTGTCACCGCTTTGCCGGCGCCGATCACGGTCAGCCACGCGGCTACGACTGCACGGAGGCTAGTGCGCGAGGGGTCGTCATCGCGCGCAGCGATCATCGTGTCGATCGGGTCGGCACAGCCAAGCCACACCAAGGCAGAGCGGACGAGCCGCGACCAGTCGGCGAACGACGCCAGCGGCGGCAGCGTGTTAGGACAGCCGGCGGCCAGATACGCGCGGACGATGGTGAGGATGGCGGCGATGTAGCGGCCGCGATCGGCGAGCACGTCTGCGATCGGGTCGCTCTTGAACTCCCGCAGTTCCGGGCGCTCCAACTTGGCATCGAGCGAGCTGCGGATCACTCGCCGCACGATGTCGCCGACGAGGCGCATATTATTGCCGTTGGCGAACATGGTGACGGTGTTGTCGATGCGGCGTGTTTCCGAGTGGCCGAGGATGCGCACCTTGATGGTCGGGCGCTCGATCGCCTGGCAGATGAAATCGCCGCTCAGGTCGCCGTTGAAATTGTCGATGGAAATGATCGGCTGCCCGGTGAGCAGCTCGGAGGCGAGACGCTTCTCCGTCTCCTCCTCGTCACGACCGGCAGCGATGACCGGCGCGATCTCGCCAGTGCCAATGACGGACGCGAGATCGACCATGTAGCTCTTCCCGCTGCCGGCCTCAGGCGCGTCGAAAGCGTGCATCGGCGCCGCGAGCATGGCACCGCGCGTCACTGCGGTCATGAGCGCGGAGAGCGCAACCGAGCGGCTCGGCTCGTCCGCGAACGGAAACTCCTCGATCAGTTGGCCGAGGAGTTCGAGCGAGACTTCGGCCTGCGCCTTGGTCGGCTGCTCCGGCAGCGGGGGCATGGCGGGCGGTGCGATCAGCAGCAAGCGGGTCGCGGGATCATAGCCGGGCGCGCACAGCACAGTGCCATCGGGGCGCAGCGTCGGCGTGGTAATGACGCCGGCCAGGGGCCGAAAGCTCCAACTGCCGTCCCGCGCCAAGACGGTCTTGGCAATATCGTGTGGCGGGTCGGCCGGGACCATGTCTTTAGCGCGGCCGCTGTACTTTACGAATTGCGCGACATGCGACAGGTGATCCCGCATAGCCTCGACCGTGACGGCGCGGAGGCGCGCAACCTTGGTACGGCGGCCTTTTGTGGCGACGACCTCGTCCACCACCGGACGCACGATCTCGCCGCCGCGTGCATAGAAAGGTGCGTCGGCCGCGATTAGTGCCGCCTCGGCTTCAGTCGCGATCTCGTGCAGTGCGCCGGGCCGAAGGCAGATCGCGGGTCTGTTGCTGCCGTTGGTAGTCTGTGCTTTGCGGGACTTGCGACGCTTCTTGTGCTCGCGCTCCTCGGCGATCACGTCGTCGTATTCTTCCGCGCCGCTCTTCATGCCTGCCATCGTGCCAGCCTCTTGCGTCGCTCGGCGGCTTCGGCGCGGCCGACCTTGTCGATGATCGTTTCGAGGTCTTTTTGATCGAGCCCGTTCTCGCGCTCCCATGGCTGCATCAATCCAAGCACCACCGGAGAGGCGATGCCGTGCGCGAACATGTGGCCGACAATGCTGAAGGCGATGTCGTCAGGATACTTTGAGGCCGGCTTGAGGAGTTTCTGCCAATCCGCCGACGACATCGGCTCGTGCTCGCCGTCGGCCGCCACCGTGCTCGCGGTCAGCCGCTCGACCAGCCATTCCGGCGCCGGCGCCAGCGGCGTGTCATTCGGGTGGACTAACCAGTTGTAGAATCTGCCGCTGATATGCCGCGACCCGACGCCGACGATGTAACCGCCGCGGGCACGGACATCGATGCCGGGACCGAGCGGCGGCTCGCGGCCGTGGTGCGTGTATGCCTCGGCGGACCAACTCGAAAGCGTGACACCCTCTGGCACGGCGAGGATGATGTGCTGGCCGCCGCCGCCGGTTTGCACGCGCCAAGTTTCGGGAAGCGCGCACTCGTGTTCGAGCGCGGCCCGGCTTTCATCGCCGCCGTGGCGCGGATCAATGTCAATGACGAGAAGATTATCGGTGCAGATACCGAGGTTGACGCTCGGCAGCAAGTAGCCAAACCAATGCTTGACGACGCCTATGTCGGTCGTCGCGTCCTTGAGCCCGTGGGGGACGATCTTGTGGGGATGCTTCGCGGCATTCTTGTTGTCCTTGCCGCACGGGTTGCGGCCGCACGCGCAGACGAGCTTGTCATCCGGGCCAACCGGCCACCACAGCGGCAAGACCGCGTGCCGGCGTGAGGCGAAGGCGATCGCAGTCTGGAGGACACCCGTCATGCGCGCTCCCGTTCAAGCTTTTTGCGAATGCGGCTGGCCTTTGGGCACGGCCAGATCGCCTCGCAGAAGCGGGCCATCACGAGTTCATCGTCGAAGTCGTGAACAACTAGAGGTCGATACGCCACAAGCTCGGCGAGGAGAGCGAAGCGATCGTCGTCGCCATTGACGATGATCTGGCCGACGTGAAACTCGCTGGCCTCGTCGGCGGAGCCAGCGACGAAATACCAGCGCTTCGCCGAGCCGCCATTCACCGGCTGCCGGACCAGCGGTCCGAGTGCGAGCACTTTGTCTGCGGACTTGCTGACCAGAAATTCGGCGACTTGGCGGGACGTGCTCATTCCGCCGCCTCCGCGGTATCAGCGAAACTACGCAGCAGTCTTTCTTTTGAGGTTCCTCGTGGGAAGCCGTATCGGCGACATGCTTGGGCAAGGCTAAGGGTCTCGCCATTCAGATAGAGCAAGACGGTCGTTGTTTTGTTGTTGTCTTGCTCCTCGCGCGTCGTTTTTACCACGCGCGCCACTCCCTGCTCAGGTGACCACCCCGGCAATGCCCATGCTTGAAATATCGGACACAGCCACAACTGCCGCGGTCTGGTCGGAGATGCTGTGTGGTCGCTCGGAGTTCTTTTCCGCAGTCGCAGCGAAAAAGCCAAATCGTGTTTTTGGTTTTGGTTTGGCCCATGGCTTCAACGGCAACCAGATGCCCGAACCGTTTGCCCACTAGATTTTTTCTGATACGCGGTGCGGTCATGACCGCCCTAGCTTGGACAGCTCGTCGGCAGTCATCTCGACGTGATCGCGCCACTCGCTTTCGGGATTGTCCTCGAACTGCTGCTCAATATCGGTTTTCAGATCGGCGCTGGACGGTCGCTCGATCGCGTCCAAGGCGTCGGCGACCTGCTCTTCAAAGCCGGCTTCGCGAAGGATACGCTCCCGAACGGTGCCGCGCACCTTTGCCTCAAGCCGTTCTTCCAGCTGGACGGCGAGGACATCATCTGGCGGGATCAGCTTACCGACGGCCTGCTCGGCCATTTTCTGGTCAAGCCAGTCGATAAATTGCGGTGTCGTCATCGCGTTCAATTCGACGCGATGGGTCTGCAACCATTCTTCCCAATATTCGCCGTCGCCGTCCTCAAGGTCGAGCACGTACTGCGCCACCGGCTTATACTTGTCGCCTTGCTCCACCTCCTCGACTTCAAGTTCGGCTTCAACAGCTTCCCACGGCTCCAAGCCGAGATTAACGATCGTGACCTTGCGCGCGCCGCGCGCCTTCGTCTCCTCCTGAAATGTTTGATAGATCATGGTGCCGGGTGCGTCGGCATCGTGAACACAGAAAACGGTTATCGGCTCGTCATGCTCGGCCAGCTTGTCGACCAGATCGCGCGCGGCTCTTGTGGTGAAACCCTTGCTGCTCATCAAAGCGCAGTCATGCCGCTCGGGCCAACCGTTATCCTTTAGCGCCTCGCTGAAGCCCTCCTTCTCCACGTAGAGCGGCTTGTTGAAGGTCCAGATCGGCCGCTCGTACTCTTCGACCGTGAGAGTGCCGAGGGGAATGTCCTCGTCGCGATGGGGGTGATAGATCGAGCCGCGCGGCTCCCGATACATGCCAGGGATTTCGCCATTCTCGTCTTCGTAGTCGGTGATGATGCGATTGAAGTTGCCCTCGTTCAGCTCCTTGCCGGTCTCCTCCAGCACGATCGGGCGCAACCGATAGAGAAGCTGGCGCTGGTTGAACTTATATTCTCCATCACCGCCCACCGCTGCGATCTCGTCATCGAGATTGTCGAGCACGACATCCTTAATGCTGACCGTCTTCTCCTTGGGGGCGGCGCGCTGCGCCTTGCGCATTGCGTTTGAGATCGCGACGAGGATGTGGCCGCAGAACGGCTCAAGATCGGGCTCCTTGCCGTCGCTGGTGATCGGGCAATAGGGCGTAATCAGATTGAGCCGAAGCACATACGCTACCTTTTTTGGAGCGGCCTGGCAGTAATGGTTCAGCCCGGCGCCTTGCAGGTTGAGCCCATCGGCGTCGCGCCACGCAGACACCTCGGCAGTGATCGGCGTGCGGTTGATGAGGACACGGATATCGACCGGGTCACTCTCTTTGACGCTCAAGCCAGCCTTGCGCGCCCACACCTCGACCACGAACGGAATTTCGGCCAGCGGTTCGACCGTGCCCAGTTCGACTGTGCCGCGCGCGCCGGCATAAAACAGTCCTTCGTCCGGAAAGCCGTCACTTCCGATACGACCTAGCCTTTCCGGATAGACCGGACGAGCATGCTCGCGGGCGGTCTTAAGGAGACGGAGGGCTTCCTGACGATTGATCTGATCGCAGATCATCCGCTCCAGTCCGGCAGCGGTAACGATCTCGCCCGCCTTGCCGCCGGTACAGCCGTCAAGCTCGGCGATCAAAGCACGCACCGGGCGCGCGCCATACGCCAACATCAGCTCGTGAAAAGCCGGCCCGTCGTACCAGAACGGAGAACTGCGGCCGTCGTATCCCTTGCCGCCCCGATCCGCCGCATTGGCTTGCTCGATCCACTGCAGCGCCTTTGAGTCATGCGGCAGCGTGCGGCCCAGGCCAATCTCAATTCGGGTCCCGACCGGGTGATCGACCGTGGTCGCCTTCGCGACGGCGGTGCTGCCGTCCGCGCGCGGCTGCAGCACAATATGACGATTGCGGGTGATAACGGTGAGGGACCTTCGGAGGCCAGTACAGCGCCGGCAACGACACGGAGTCCATTGCCCAATGCACCCCGTTGCGGCAGGCGCAGTAGTTTGCTGGAGCGCATCGGCCGGCGGATGGAGAACAGCTCGGCGATCTCTTCCGGCGCACCGTCGAGCCCCGGCCCATCGTCCCTAATGAAGAAGCTATCGCCCGTGCCGTCGAGCGCGCCGTAGTACATTTGGCCGACGTCGAGTGCATTGTCGGCGATCTCCTTCAACACCAAGCGCCGCAACAGCTTAGCCGCAACTCCAGCCTTCTGCTGCAAGCCCTCGACGGTGCGGAACAAGGTCCAGTCCGCCCGCTCGAACATTTTCAAATTCGGGGAATTGTCGTCTGCGCCTAAGCATGGTTCGGCGGCGCCTTCTTTCGGAGCCGATTTTAAAAAAGCGACTGCACGCGCGCCGTCCGACATGCTGCTGCCTTGCCTTTCAATTCGCGGCGGGTTAAGGCAGCCGGGCCAGTGGACTGACCTACCCGTCATTTCAGAAATGCGAGCGCCGCCTCAACCGGGCGGCGTTTCGCTATGTGTTTGCTCCTTCGATGACCGGTACTTGCCGGCGGCTGGTCACAGCGGCTGCCAGCTCGCTTTTGCGCGCGCACCACTTGGTGCCAATCTTGAAAGCCGGGAGATAGCCGCGCTCGAAGAGGTAATAGAGGCGCTGCTTGGTAAGCCCGGTGAATTGCGCGCAAGCCGCAACGCTGTCGAGCATGTCGTCGGCAAGCGTCCGATCGATCGCCTTGCGCTTTCTTGCCATCATGGTTTGCCCTGAAATGTGGAAGGGGCTTTCCCCCTTCTAGCCAATCGGAAATGGCTAGACAAGAGGCGAAGGGGCATATACCCTTCTAATCGCTCAAAGGCTTTCCGAATGGCTCTGACGGTTGCCCAATTGGCGGATGTGATCCGGCGCCCCGACGCCGACCGCGCGGGTGTCGTCGAGCGGCTGCGGGCTTGGACGGATGCCGGCTTGCTTGAACCTGCAGGCGACCGGAATCCCGGCACCGGCAAACCGCGGACGTATCCCGATCAGGTGATGTACGATGCAGCTATTCTCAACAGCCTGGCGGACGCCGGTTTTCCGATTGGTAAGGCACGCTATTTCATGGGGGTGATGGGCGTGGCGCAGCAAGCCAAGGATGCATGGACGATGAAGCGCCGGGCCGACCTTTATTTAGAGATCGCTGCCTTCCACGAGCCCAATCACCAAGGTGGACGGCACGCGGTCTTTTTCCACGAGGGCAAGAAGCACGGCCACCTTGGTAAGTTTATTCACCCGCGCGCGGAAGGCTCATACTTTCTGGCGGTGGGAAAACTGTTCCTCAGAATTGAAGAGTGCATGAAGAAGCTGGCAAAGGCGGCACAACTGACTGAGGTCAAGCAAGGGGAGACGGGCAAGGCTTCGGTACGGGAGTAGGCGTGAGCAAGGTGCCACAACAAGAGCGCGGTGACGTCGGCCCGGACGTGCCGCTGCGGCTCGATTTGGCTGCCGAGATTGCCTTCCCGCTCGGCGGCATGACCGCCAGCGGCCTACGCCGCGAGGCGAAGCGCGGCCGGCTCCAGATCGAGCGCATTGCGAATAAGGATTTTACGACGCTACGTCACATCGAGGAGATGAGAGAGAAATGCCGCGCCGAACAAAGGGCCCGAGACTGTGGCTCCAGCCTGCCCGAAAGGACCGGGACGGAAACGTCATTGAGCAAGCGGTCTGGGTTATCCGCGACGGCTCGGTCAAGCGAAGCACTGGCTGCAGCCCGCGCGAAATTAAGCGCGCTGAAGGACGGCTCCGCGACTATCTCAACGGCAAGCCCACCGAGCGAGTCAGCGACCGTGACCCCGCTGCCGTTCCCGTCGCGGACGTCGTAGCGATCTACAGCGAGGACGTCGTCAGCAAGCACGCTCGGCCGAAGGAAACGGCGGCGCGGCTGGAGCGGATCCTCGATCATTTCGGCGACCGGCCGCTGTCCTACCTGAACAAGAAAACCTGCACCGAATACGTCAAAGCGCGCGGCTCAACGCCGGCGGCACGCCGCGAACTCGAGGACTTACGCGCGGCGGTGCGGCATCATTGGGAGGCGGGGCTTTGCAGCGCCCTGACGCCGGTCGTCCTTCCGGAGCGCGGGGCGCGGCGCGAGCGCTGGCTCACCCGGCAGGAGGCAGCGCATTTCCTCCGCACAGCGCGGCGCATGCGGCAGCCGCAATATGGCAAGATCACCGAACGGGCGACCGCCGATCACGTCGCGCGGTTCTTCCTGGTCGGGCTCTACACCGGCACGCGCGCCGGCGCGATTTGCGGCGCCGCGATCGATCATCCGACGATCGGCCGGAGCTGGGTCGACCTGGAAAATGGAATCTTCTACCGGCAGGCTTTCGGCCGGAAGAAGTACAAGAGCAAGCGGCAGACTCCAGTGCGCTTGCCGCCGCGACTCCTGGCGCACATGCGGCGGTGGAAGCGAAAGGGGCTCGCGACGCGCGCGCTGATCGAGTGGAACGGCGAGGCGGTGAAGCGGCTCAATAAGGCGTGGCGTTCGGTCCGTGGCGAGGCCGGTTTCGGGCCTGACGTGGTGCCGCATACCTTGCGCCACACGTGCGCGACCTGGCTGGCGCAACGCGGCGTGCCGACCTGGGAAGCGGCCGGCTACCTCGGAATGACCGAGAAAGTGTTCCTCGAAATCTACGGCCACCACCACCCGGATCACCAGCGGAACGCCGTGAACGCGTTTGGTTCCCCCCGACAGTTTCCCGACAGATATAACGGCACCAAACGTGAACATGCCGCCTCGAACGTCGTGAGAATTGCCGATAAACATTAAAGTTCTGGCGGGACACACTCGTTCGGGACGAGGGGGTCGCAGGTTCAAATCCTGCCACTCCGACCA